GGCGTTGCCGGTGTTCACGAACTGCAGCGGCTGATGCGACAAGCCCGGCACGGTCTGCCGCGCCCAGTTGACCTCGAGCGCCTCCTCGAACTCGCTCGGGTTGAACTGCGCCTCGACCGACTCGCCCGTCGACACGTTGGCGACCGACATGCGGGCCGGCGTCTGGCCGGCGACGTCCAGCGCCATGGCTCAGCCCCCCACCGGGACGGGCACGAACGAGCGCGCGGCGACATTGCGGTCGGCCCGCGCCGTCGCGCGCGCGAGCGTCTCACCATCGACATTGAGCGTGACGTGGGCCTGCACGGGGCGGCCGTCGGAGGCCGCGATCCCGCGGGCGACGATGGCGTCGATCTCGGCGTCGCTGATCTGGCTCCGCGTGCGGACCTCGGACACGCCGGGAAGCGCGGTGCCTGCGGCGCCCGACGCGAAGCCGGCCAGGGCACCCCTCGACAGTCCCCCGGCCGAGGCCAGCGCCGTGGTGGCGGCGACGGGGCCGAGCGCGGCCATGGCGGGCGCGGCCGCGCGGGCCGCGCGCTGGGCGATGCTCGCCTCGGCCGCCTCGCCTGCGTCGACGATCGAATCGAGGAACGCCGGCCGGAACCGGGCCGGGATCTTCGCGACGGTCCGGCCGACGAAGGCGACGAGCTTGTCGAGCGCGGCATGGATGCCCTCGACGACATCGCCGAGGAAGCTGAACAGCGGCTGGAAGAACGACTTGATCGCCGCCACAGCGCTCTTGGCCGCGTGCGGAAGCGTCTCGCCAAAGAACTCGTAGAGGATCCCCACGACGTGGCCGATCGTGGTGCCCAGCCACACGAACGTGTCGATCACGGTGCGCACGATGACGATGACGGTGCGGAGCGCGAGCGCCACCACGCCGATGGCGCCGGCCAGCACGACGCCGATGGCGCCGGCGACCGTGCCGAGCACCTCGCCGAGGGTCGACCAGACCGAGCTCCCATCACGCGTCTGCCCCGTAAGGCCGGCGACGTGCGAGATGAGCTCGCCGATCTGCTCGGCGACCATGCCGATGGCCTCGCCGACGAACTCGAACACCGGTCGGAAGTAGGCGAACGTCGTCCGGATGCCGTTGATGACCCCGGTGGCGACGCGGACGATGGCGGTCAAGGTATCGACGATGATGGCGACCACGCGGCCGAACACCTCGCCGATCGCCGCTCCTGCGCTGGCGAACCGGTCCGAGCCGATGCCCGCGAGCGCGTCGGCCCCCGCGGTGCCGATCACGCCGAACGCCTCGCCGAGCTCGCGCAGGGCACCGACGAATGACTCGAAGGTCGGGCGTGCAGCCTCGATGGCGGCGCCAAAGCCATCTGCGATGCCCGCGAAGAAGCGCTGGATGCGGTGGACGATCTGATACACGCGGATGGCGAACTGCTTGACGCCAGAGTTCTCGGCCTTGTCGAGCTCGGCCATGACCGCGCCCGAGAACCCGCCGTCGGAGAACACCTGCACGAGCCCCTGGACCAGGAGCTTCACGCGGGCCACAAGTCCTTCGAAGAACGTCGCGATGCCGCCGAGGTCCTGCTGGAACGCGATGACGAAGCCGGCGACCACGAGCGCCACCAGCGCGATCACGGCGATCAGCGGCAACAGCGAGGCGACCGCGGCGCCGATCGAAATCCCGAGCGCCTTGAGGCCCAGGAGCAGCAGCGCGATGGCGGCCTTGGCCGCGATGAACCCGCCGACGAGCACCAGCACGACCGAGATGGCGGCGAAGGTCTTGACGGCGAAGTCGCGGATCGGCTTGGGGATCCGCAGGAACGCCTCGAGCGCGCTATTGGCGGCGCGGACGATGGCCTTGGCGAACGGCTCGAGCGCCTGGCCGATGACGATGAGCGCGATCTGCTTGAGCGCGGTGAACCGCTGCTCCTGGAACGCGAGCGTGCCGGCCATGATGTCGAACGCCGTCTTGGTGGCGCCGCTGCGCTGGGCCATCTGGCCCAGCAGCGTGGTGTAGCCCGCGCTGTGGTTTGCGGTGATCGCCATCATCGTGTTGAGGCCCTCGACCGAGCCGAACAGCTTGGACAGGCTGTCCGCGTTGAAGCCGGCGGCCGAGGTGATCTGGTGCAGGAACCCGGTCAGGCCGCGCGAGCGCAGCGCCGCTGCGGTGAACTTGATGCCGAGCCGCGCGGCTTCCTTCTGCGCGTCGGCGGTGGGCTTGATGACGTTGGCGAGCGCGGCCTTGAGGCCGGTGGCCGCCTCGGCCGTCGCGATGCCCTGGTTGGTGACCGATCCGAGCGACGCCAGGAGGTCGGAGAACGAGATGCCCAGCGCCGCGGCGGTGGGCGCGACCCGGCCGATCGTCGCCGCGAGCTCGGCGGCCGTGGTCTTGCCGCCGCGGATGGTCACGAAGAACGCATCTGCGACGTCGCGCGCGGTCGCCCCGGTCGCGGAATAGGCGTTGACCACGTTGGTGAGCGCGTCGACTGCGGTCTTGGTGTCCGTCACGCCGCCGATGGCGAGCTCGTTGGCGACCCGCAGCAGGTCGGTCGCCTTCGCGGCGTCGGTGATGCCCGCCGAGATGGTCTGGTACAGGCCACGCGCCTGGCCCTCGGCGGTGCCGCCGTAGGTGGCCGTGAGCTCGAGGCTCACCCGGGTCAGCTCGGCCGTCGAGAACGTCGCTTCGTCGGTCAGCGTCGACACCTCGGCGATCGCCTTGCCGAACTGCGCCGCGGCGTCGACCGCGTTGTCGAGCAGCGCCAGGCCCGCCAGACCCGCGCCGGCGATCGCGGCGCCCTGTCCAAGCTGGGCGAGGTTACCTCCCACCGCACGAATCGTCGACGCCGACTGGCCGTCGAGCCGGTCGAAGCTGGTGCCGATCCGGTCCATCACGCCCGAGGCGAGGTCCTTGGCGGTGAACACGAAGCCAAGTCAAAGTCCCAGTTGGTTAAGTGCCACTGGAAAAATCACCTCCGTTCTTCGTGCGCGACGCTCGGCGCACTTCCGACCGCTCAGTAGACCGAGCAGCGGCAGCACGAACCTCCTCGACGCCTTCTCGGCGGCCATGAAGCGCCAGATGGCACCCTGCGCAGAGGGTAAGGAGGTTCATTAGATCGTTGTTGGTTCGGTCCATGTCGACATGGTGGACCTGAAGCATGCATTCACCCCGACCGCAGGTCCGACATCGATGGTCGTCCCTGGCAAGCACCGCGTTGCGTAGCTCCGGCGTCCAGTCCGGGCCGTAGCTGCCCGTACCAGGAATCACACGTGCCTTCGCTCTTCGCGACAGGCGGGCGCGCGTCAGGGCCGAATGCGTCCGCCCAAAAAAAGGATTCTTTTCGCCGCGATGATCGATCCCAGGAACGAGGCCGACAAGTCTTGTTCTGTAGGCCTCCGTATCATATCGACCTGCGGCGAAGGCAGCTTGAATGCGCTTGCCATGATCGTAGCGCCCAAAAAACTTGTCCGAGCGCCGCTGGCTGGCTTTGTCCCGAATCGGGACTCTACGAGAGCGCAGCCGCCGAAGCATAGTATGCGCCGACACTCCGAAGCGCTTGGCGAGAGCCTTTGCAGACAATTGGACGTAACGGTAAAGGAACACCGCTTGATTCAGTTCGAGTTCTGTCATCGTCTCGTTCTCCTTGCCGCGTGCTCGAGCTCGCGCGCCTCCTTCTCGCGTTGCTCACCGAGTCGCGCGAGGAGCCACCGCATGCGGTCCAGGTCGAGCTCCATCACGTCGCCGAGCGACAGCGCGAGGCCACTGCCGCCGTGCTGGTGATAGAGCAGCTGGAAGATACCCTCCCAGAGCTCGTCCGGATCGACGCGAGGGAACAGGCCATCTACAGCGCCGCCTTCGCCTTCGACGTCGCCTTGGCCGTCGGCAGGAAGAAGCCGCGCTCGAAAGGGAGCTCGACGTCCTGCACCGCCAGACAGGACGGGCATTCGACCTCGATGTTGGTCTCGACGCCGCCGTCGGCCGCGTCGAACTGGTCGAGCAGCGCCGTCGCGTCGGCCATCTCGATGTCGTCGAGGAACTTGCGCTTGTCGTGGTCGGTGAGGTGCTCGATCTGCACGATGCGGAGCGCGAGCGCGGTGAGCAGCGCGCCGTCGCGACCGGCCTTGAGCGCGGTGGCGGCGCGGGCCTCGTCGGCACCGGTCATGAGCCGGAACCACACCTTGCGGCCATCGCGCGGCAAGGTGGTCTCGAACCGGTTCCCGGCGCGGAACGCCGCCTTGCTCGCGGCCGACAGCGGCACGACCGGCAGCTCCTGGAGGTTCAGAGTCCACTCGAAGCGCTCGCGACAGGCCGCATTCGGGCACTGGACCGAGAACGCGTACTCGTCGCCGAACGTCAGGGCGCGGATCTGCAGCAGCGCATAGAACCGGTCGGCGACCAGCACCTTGGACCAGTCGAGCGCGCCATCGGGCGGCAGCTCGTAGAGCCCCGGATCCGCGGTCGCGACCCAACAGCCGGCGAGGATCTTCTCGAACGTCGAACCGGCGCGCGCAGCCGACCGGTCGGAGAGCAGCTTGCCCTCCTTGCCCTTGAGGCCGCGGATCTCCCCGGACAGGCCCGAGGGACAGACGATGTGCATGGTCATGGTGAGCTCAGGTTCCGAGGGTGAAGAAGTCGTAGGTCAGGGTGATGCTCTCGATGACGTTCTCGTCGGCCTCGTTGTCCCAGGCACCGGCGACAAACTTGACCGGCCAGGCGCCGGAGAGCGACCAGCGGCGCAGTGTCGAGCCGTCGCGGTCCTTCTGAACCAGATCGAGATCGCGTTTGAATCGAGGTTCGACGAGGCCGGCGTTCGCGGAGGCGTCGGCAACCTGGGACATCCAATCGAACAGGTCCTGGTCCTTGGTCGCGCCGCGCTCGAGCGTGACGTCGGCGAACTTGAGCCGACCGGGAGATTTGTTGGGGATGAGGCTCCCGCCCTCGTAGTACTCGATGTTGCTTGCCTCCACACTCAGCTCGGAACATTTCTGAAAGCCGACGTTGGCGAACTCAGACTCAATGATGAACAGAAATCGTTTATGAAAAGTTCTCGGCGTGCCTATGATGGTCATTCCGATTTCCTCGTTGTCCGTTGTTATCCATTGGCGGTCGAATCGAGCGCTGTATTCTGCGAGAACCGCAGCACGATGAACTCGGCCGGCTTCGCGGTCGCCAGGCCGATGCGGCCGACGACCTGGCCGGCGTCGACCACCGACGGCGGGTTCAACGCCTCGCCGAAGTCGACGAAGAACGCCGTCTTCGGATCGGTCGACGCGAACGCGCCGTTCCGCAACTGAATCATCAGGAACGCCGTCACCGTACGCGCCAGCGCCGCGCGCAGCGCCTCGGTGTTGTTCTGGTGCTTGGCGAACAAGAGCCCGAGCTTCAGCGACTGCTCGATGAAGATGACGCCGCGGCGCTCGGCCACGGTCGGGAAGTTGCCGTCGCTCTTCAGCGTCCGCGCGCCGTCGATGTG